CTAAATGTTAGTCAGAATAAAGATAAGTTCCACAACAGAGTTAAGAAGAAAACTATTCCATACCCTTGGGAAGGCTTGAATAAGAAGCTAGAAGGCTTACGTCAGGGTGAGCTAGTATTACTTGCAGGCGGCACAGGCTTAGGTAAGTCTAGTGTTACACGCGAACTAGAACACTGGCTTATAAAGCAGACTGAGGACAACATAGGCATCGTAGCTCTTGAAGAAGATTGGACTAGGACCGTTGATGGTATCCTTTCTATCGAAGCTAATGCTAAGTTGCACATTGATCGTATACGAGAAGAACATTCAAAAGAAGAGCTAGACATTCTTTTTGATGATCTGTTTGTGGACAATGAAAATCAAGATAGGGTGTGGATACACGCACACTTCGGCTCCAATGACATTGACGGTATCTTTTCAAAGCTCCGGTACATGATCGTGGGATGTGAGTGTAAGTGGATAGTTATAGATCACCTACACATGATGGTATCTGCTACGCTTGAAGGTGATGAACGACGCTCCATTGACTCCATCATGACTAGGCTCCGTAGCCTTGCTGAAGAGACAGGAGCAGGTCTTATACTGGTATCGCACCTACGACGTATAGATGGTAACAAAGGCCATGAGAAGGGCGCAGAGACAGACCTGAGCCACCTTAGAGGCAGTCAGTCCATTGGACAAATATCGGATTGCGTTATAACTCTTGAGCGTAATCAACAGTCTGATGATCCAGTGGTGGCCTCTACTACTTGTGTCCGCATCTTGAAGTCTAGATACACAGGCGATGTTGGTGTCGCTACCTACCTCCAGTACGACAAGGATACTGGTAGGCTTAGGGAAGTCGAGGACACTGACATAACTTTTGAAGAAGAAACAGGGTTGGCTTTTGAATGAAGTTATTATTTGACATAGAAACTGATGGCTTAGATGCCACTAAGATATGGTGCCTAGTAGCACAAGAAGTGGATACAGCTCAGGTGTGGTCGTATGGCCCTGATGATATTGAAGAAGGTGTTAAGCTTTTGAACAACGCTTCGCAGCTTTCGGGACATAACATCATTGGCTTTGACATACCAGTGCTTGAGAAACTCACATCTTTCAAACTAGGTCATCAAAAAATAGTAGACACTCTTGTATATTCTAGACTATTTAATCCTGTACGTGAAGGTGGTCATAGCCTTTCAGTATGGGGATCTAAACTAGGTCTGGCCAAGATTGAGTTTAAGGAGTTTGATTCATACTCAGATGATATGCTTGAGTACTGTAAGCGTGACGTAGCTGTTAACGTGAAAGTATATAAAGCATTACAGAAAGAAGGCGTAGGGTTTAGCCCTGAGTGTATGGCGCTTGAAGAAGAAATAGCTCAGATACTCAAGAAGCAGGAGAAGCAAGGCTTTTACTTCGATGAATATAAGGCAACGATGCTGCTGGCTCTTATGCGTGAGAAGATGGCAGAGACAGAGGCTGAAGTATGTAAGGTGTTCAAACCTAAGATAGATGAGCGTCTGATATATCGTAGAGAAAATGCTGGCGGTGCGATTGCCAAGACAGGTAGCTGGGATACACCTTCAGGTAAAGGCGTCAGGCTTACGGATGAAGAGTATGAAACCCTTTCGCAACCTGCTGTGTTCTCTACAACTAGGATTACGATAGTAGGCTTCAACATAGGATCTAGGAAACAGGTTGGAGAATACTTAGTAGAGTTTGGATGGAAGCCTAAAGAGTTTACTGTCAATGGTAGACCAGTGGTTAACGAGAAAACTCTTTCTTCTATTGAAGGTATACCTGAAGCAGAGCTAATCAAAGACTATCTGATGTATCAGAAACGTGAGGCACAGATAAAGTCTTGGATAGAAGCCGTTAGAGAAGATGGCAGGGTTCATGGCTTTGTAATACCTAACGGTACTATAACGGGGCGCATGACTCATCGTGAACCTAACATGGCTCAAGTACCCAGTTCCAATTCACCATTTGGAGAGGACTGTAGAGCTTGCTGGACTGTACCCAAGGGATACAAACTGGTGGGTATAGACGCCAGCGGCCTAGAACTTAGGATGCTTGCTCACTATATGGAAGACGAGGACTATACTAATGAAATCATTAACGGAGATGTACACACCGCTAATCAAAAACTTGCGGGACTTGAATCAAGAAATCAGGCTAAGACATTTATCTATGCGCTCTTATACGGAGCAGGAGATGAAAAGCTTGGAAGCGTGGCTGGAGGAGGCAGAGCAGTTGGTCAGGGACTTAGAAAATCTTTCTTTGATAATCTTCCAGCATTTACAAATCTCAAAAACAAAGTTGCGAGAGCGGCAGGTCGAGGCTACCTCAAAGGGCTAGATGGTCGAAAGCTCTTTGTAAGATCAGAACATTCAGCACTTAACACTTTACTACAAGGTGCTGGTGCTATTGTTATGAAGCAAGCCTTGGTGCTATTCAATGATGAGCTTGAGAAGGAAGGCTTAGACGCTCACTTTGTATGTAACGTACATGATGAGTGGCAGCTTGAGGTTCTTGAGAAAGACGCTGATCGTGTAGGTAAGATGGGTGTCGAAGCTATTATAAATGCTGGTGATTATCTTTACCTTAATTGTCCACTAGACGGAGAATATAATGTCGGGAACAACTGGTCAGAAACCCACTGATCCAAATAGAATAGGTGACATATCAGAATACTATGCAGTAACTTGGCTATGGGATAACGGCTATGAAGTGTTCATGAATGCTGGAGCAACTGGTGCCGTTGATATGATAGCTGTAGATAAGTCTGGTAAATCTATTTTTATAGATGTGAAAACTATGCAGAAAGATTACAGATCACCTACGAATATTTACAGTATAAGACGGGTACGTAGTAAAGAGCAGAAAAAGCTTGGCGTACACTTTTTAGCATTCAACCCTGAGACACGTAAGCTGCACTTCGTAAAACATCAAGACCACGGGCCAGAGGTACATCAACATGAACTCTTCTAAAGACTTAGACAACCTAGTAGACGATATGTACTCTGCTGTCATCGAAGCTACTGACGGTAAAGAGTTACCTGATGAAGCTATAGAGGACTTTGGAGAGCGTATGAAGGACGTTCTCAGGGGCTGGACTCAGCCACACAAGCAGACTAAAGGGCTGCGTATGAGCAGTATAGGCCGTCCTGCGAGGCAGTTATGGTACGACTCTAGAGAAGTGGACGATAGGTACAAACCTAAAGCAGCCACACAGATTAAGTTCTTGTACGGACATATCTTAGAAGAAGTACTGCTGATGCTGGTGAGGCTATCAGGTCATACTGTAACCGATGAGCAGAAAGAAGTAGTAGTTGATGGCATCAAAGGCCACATGGACTGCAAGATAGACGGTGAAGTTATTGATGTTAAGACCGCATCTAACTTTGCCTTCAAGAAGTTCTCTGAAGGTACGCTAATAGGCGACGATAGTTTTGGCTATATAGCACAGCTTTCAGGTTACGAGGCGGCAGAAGGTACAAGTGAAGGTGGTTTCTTAGCCATCAACAAAGAGTCAGGTGAGTTAGCTCTGTTCAGACCAGGAGTATTATCTAAACCAAATGTAAAGGAAAAAATAAAAGAACTAAAAGAAGCATTAGCACTTGACAAACCTCCTAGTCATTGTTATAATCCTATACCTGAAGGTAAGAAAGGTAACGAGGTTTTACATAGAACTTGTGGATACTGCCCCCATAAAGAGAACTGCTGGTCTGATTCCAATGATGGCTCTGGTCTAAGAATCTTTAAATACTCAAACGGTTATAAATATTTTACTAAAGTTGTAGCTGAGCCTAGAGTAATGGAGATTACATGAACAGCAAAATCGTAAAAAGAATAAATAGACACGCAGACTCTCTTCTATTAAAGTGGATTAAGACACTTGTACCTAATGAAGAACACGATAAAATATCTTTAGATAATCTATATTCTTTTCTTCCAGATGTGAATTATTTCAAAGCTAATGGTAGTTTAAGACTCAGCTTCTACAGTCCTAAATGGACTCGTAAAGGTATTAAGAAGTTAGTAATGCAGGGTAATTCAATTGAAGATATATCTATGGAAGACTTGATAAGGCTTGCTAAAAAGAAAGGGAGTGTCCAAGATTAGTACAAAGAAACGTGCAGCTAGTGGTCGGAGAAAGCCAAAAGTACCTCGCCCTAAAAAATATACTAAAGCTGATGGAAGTAAGTATGATTCTGTATGGGAATCAGTGCTGCACGAATCTATTTTGAAAGATTGGTATCATCATGCAGATAAGATACACTATGTTATAGAGCATACTTATGAGCCTGACTTTGTTAGGGAGATAGGGAACAAAACTATATTGCTAGAATCTAAAGGTAGGTTTTGGGATTTCGCTGAATATAATAAATATATATGGGTGAAGAAACATTTACCTAAAGATACAGAACTTGTTTTTTTATTTGCAAACCCATCTGCTCCTATGCCTGGAGCTAAACGTCGCAAAGACGGTACTAAACGTAGCCATGCAGAATGGGCAGGAGTTAATGGTTTTAGGTGGTTTAGTGAAGATAGTATTCCTAATGAATGGATTGATGTGTCTGCTAAAGAAACTGATGAATTTAAAAAACGTAATGACAAGATAAACTTGGAGATGCAATGAGTATTGATGATGCTTCAAAAGAAGATTGGGATTCTATTATTAAATCTACTAGTTATAAAAAAGCTTCAGGTAGTCACAAGCATGATGTAGAAAATACTTTGAAAGATGATGCAGTAAATTATCATCCTGTATATAGTGATACTGCACCTTACGATGAGTCTGACCTAGACATGGTACACAAGCCTTCTCATTATAATAATGGTGAAATAGAATGTATTGATGCTATTAAAGCAATGCTTACTCCTGATGAGTTTGTAGGTTATCTGCGAGGCAACTCATTAAAGTACCGCTGGAGATTTAGATATAAAAATAAACCTATTGAAGACCTACGAAAAGCTCGTTGGTATGAAGAACGACTGATGAAGTTTTTAATGGAGAATCCGGATGTCTTGGGATAGGAAAGCAGAAAGGTCTGAAATGTTCCATAAAAGAAACAAAGCAAAAAACAAACAACAAAACAAGGCACGTACCCGTAGTTACAGACAGGAACAGCTAACAGAGAAGGACGATTTAAATGACATCGAAGATTGGAAAGCAGGATTACTTAGGGATACAGATTGATTACGATAGAGAAAATAAGTTAAATACATTTTCAAAAGAAACTTTGAAAGACAGATATTTTTCTGTCGTTGAACATGGAGAAACACATGCACAAGAAGCCTTCGCTAGAGCCTCAGTCTTTAGCGCAACGTATCTGGGCATTACTGATTTCGATCTTGCACAGCGACTTTATGACTACTGTAGTAAGGGCTGGTTCGGTTATAGCACTCCTATACTTAGTAACGGGGGAACCTCTCGCGGCGATCCTATTAGTTGCTTTCTCAATTATGTTCCTGATTCGCGTAGCGGTTTATCTGATCATTATGATGAGAACATATGGTTGGCAAGTGGAGGTGGAGGCTTGGGTGGATATTGGGGTGATATTAGAAGTAATGGCGTTCCAACTGCTAACGGTAGCATGTCTACTGGCAGCATCCCTTTCATGGGTATAGTAGACAGACAAATGCTTGCCTTTAATCAAGGCATTACAAGAAGAGGTAGTTATGCAGCTTACATGGATATATCTCACCCAGAAATTGAAGAGTTCATCGGAATGCGTAAGAGTACTGGCGGTGATCTTAATCGTAAGTGTCTTAACCTTCATAATGGCGTTACCATTACTGACAGGTTCTTGCAGGCTGTCCGTGATGATGGCGACTGGAGGCTCATTGACCCTAAATCCAAACAGGCTACTCGCACCATATCCGCAAGAGATTTGTGGTGGCAGCTTATACATACTAGGGCAGAAACAGGAGAGCCATACATTGTAAACGTGGACAGGTGTAACGAAGCGTTACCTCAGAATCAAAAGGATGCAGGTCTAAGGGTAATGCAAAGTAACTTATGTTCTGAGATTACGCTACCTACAAACGAAACTCGCACAGCGGTGTGTTGTTTATCCAGTGTTAACTTAGAATACTTTGATGATTGGAAAGATAATGAACAATTCATACCTGATCTGATTAAACTATTAGACAACACAATAGAACATTATGTTGTTAGTATTTTAGATGATGCTCATACAACCACGGGTAACATAAAGTCAAACATGGTTCTTGGTACAGATGTAGAAGACTTTGACGAGTTTTTAACTTATGTTAAACAAGGGAAGAAATGGCATGGTAAAGCAAAGGCCGCTTATAGTGCATATAGAGAACGCGCACTTGGTCTTGGTGCGATGGGCTTTCACTCTTATCTTCAACGGAATGGAATACCTTTTGAGGGAATGTACGCAGCTAGTTTTAATAATAGAGCGTTTAAACACATCAAAGAGCAAGCTATCTCAGCTAGTAGGGGCTTGGCTGAAGAGCGTGGTGAAGCTCCTGACATGGCTGGTACTGGCCTTCGTAATTCCCATTTGCTTGCCATTGCTCCTAATGCCAGCAGCAGTATTATATGTGGTGGAACAAGCCCTAGTATTGAGCCTACAAGGGCTAACATATTTACGCACAAGACTTTAACTGGTTCATTTAAAGTAAAGAACAAGTACTTGGAGAAACTACTAGATGAAAAAGGCATCAATACTGAAAAGACTTGGAAAGCTATAGCGGCTGACGAAGGCTCTGTTAAAAACATTGAAGGTCTTACTGTAGAAGAAAAAGATATTTTTAAAACGGCATTGGAAATAAATCAGTTTTGGGTTGTTGAGCATGCATACCAGCGTCAAAAATATGTATGCCAAAGTCAGTCAGTTAATTTATTTTTTGAGCCACCAGCGGCCTCAGCACCGCAAGCTGTTCATGATGAATATTTACAATACATTAATAGTGTTCACCTTAATGGCGCTACTAAACTTAAATCTTTATATTATTTAAGGTCTACTGCTGCTAGAAACACAGAGAATGTTGACATTAAAATCCCAAGAATTAACCTTGAAGAACAGGAGTGCCTAAGCTGTGAAGGCTGATGAACACCCTGTCTACAGGGCTAAATTTTACATACCAGAGCTAAAAAAGT